CTTGCTACTATCTGAGCATGATTCATATCAACAGTAGCAATGCCAGAAGAGGACTCACTACTAATAGCAACCTGAATAGTATTAACAACACAAGTAGTACCTATTCCAGCATTAGGAATGAAGTCAACCTTTAGATCATTTCCTGAAAGATAAGGATAGAAAGTTCCAAATCCTGGATCCGAATATCCTCCTTGAGTTGTAGTTAATTCACCATACTCCATGAGATCAATAGTTGTCCCATCATGAATTACGTTGAGTTCGGTAAACTCCCATTCACTGCTATTAAGAGTTTCTCCATCTCCACCAGCATCAGGAGTAATTTCAACTAGAACCTTAACTGAACGATATGTACTTGCAATTCCTACAACTGTTGTCTGAGTTGCTGATGGAACCTTGACACTTGAAGTATTAATATCAGCAATACCACCTAAAGCAGTGCTACCAATACCCAAATAATTATCATTTAACTGATATGATAAAGCAGTAATATCATAATCATTTACAGCAGATTTTGTAGGATAGAATAATAATTTACCTTCTGATCCTGCAATCTGGAAATCAAATGAACCTTGATCATAAACAGTTTCAACTCTTCCATATTGATTCATGTAACCTAAAGATCCATCATGAAGAAGAGTAACTAACATCAACTGTCTTTGTTGAGTATATCTCTTGTCTATAACATAAGTAATAAATTTCAGTGCTCTTGCATCATCTAACTTAAATGTACTAGCAACACTATACTTAGTTGCTCTTGGATTACTATTGAATGTTCCACTCATGTCATCAATAGCAAGAACACGGTTACCCACCGATTCTTGATAATCCATCAATATTCTGCTAGAGAATATTATCTCATCAGAGAAGAAAGTGGATCCAATATCACGAGAATTTTCAGTAACCAAATCAAAATCATATACACAATTTAAATCACCAAAACCAATCAAATCACTAACAACCTCTATGGAAGTAGTTTCTGTAGATACTCCAACCTGTAATTGTTTAGGTTCTGTTAGATTAGATTCTAATTGATAATCAGAGAATTTTTTAAATCCTACAGTATGATTTAAAGTACTTACTACATCATCCCAAGTCTCCTCTGCAACTCTAGATCTTATGGCATAAGAGAAAGATTGATAATATAAACTATCTTGCAATCTTTGCATATTATAGTTAAGAACACCCGAATCAGTTTGCCATCCCTTTTCAACTCTAGATATTGATGATAAATCCAAATCAGAATCAAATGTTGTTATGGAAGATGCTATACCTTGAGTATTAGATGTTTCGCCTTTGATAATACCGTTAACTGTAAAGTCCTTGTTAGCAGAAACTTTTAATATTCCAATCTCAGAATTCCAAGACTCAACAGTACCTGAAACAGATCCCGATGTTACAGTCTCTCCTTCTAAGTAATCATTAGTTCCTAATTGTATATCAAATTGTGGGAAATACTTCTCAGGTATAATTCTTCCTGCTGAATTATTAGGATCAAAAGTTCCTGGGAATGTTCCATTATCAGGAAACTCACCAGACATACTATAAGTAATGGTCGCTCCAATTCCACCAATATTAGCATCAACTGCATTTACAGTGAATAACTTATAATCATGATCAGCAGAATTATATCCTTTACCTGTAGATCCTATACCAATACTCACATTCTCGATCATTACCTTATCACCCACTACAAATGGGAAAATATCTGCAGTACTAAATCCTACAGATAATTTAACAAAAGCATCTTTAGTAATAGGATCAAATCCAACCGTACTAATTCCAACACCATTGCTATTGTGATATGGGATTAATGTTGGACTATAAGATTTACTCATCCCCGTAGGGTTTTTCAATATAGTTACATTTGTATCTCCTAAAGAGTATTTGAGCTCTGAATCAGTAATAATGTTTTTAGTTCTTCCATCACGAATAACAAGTTTCGGTGCAACTCCATAACCACGACCTCCTGAAGTTATTCCAATATATTTAAATGAAGCAAGAGATTGAATGTCAATAATTTGGGGTAATAACGCACTAGGTTCTAAAGTAGAATCTGATGGGAAAGTATATCCAATGTCTTTAATTTTTGTGGTTTTTATTTTACCTATAGAAGTGCTTACTGGTTCAATAACAGCTCCACTACCCACTGCAGAAGTAATAGTTGTTATACCAGGTACAGAATAGTAATTTGTACCACCATTCTTTATTTCAATATTAGCAATTGTTCCATAAGCACTCGTTGAAGTTGTTTCATATGCTATAACAGATGTGGTTCCTGCATATGATACTTGTTCTGGTGTTTCTGCAACAGAATACGTAAACGCAGTAGTAGAAGCAGTAGTTATTGTTTGTTTTCCATTATAAACAGAAACTGCAGATATAATTTCGTTATTAGATACAATATCAGAATCTACAATTATTCCTTTTTTAATTTCAGGAATATTCGCTTCGTAAATTGGATCAAGACGATAATATAAAACTTCTGGAATATTTTTAGTTACTTCTAAAGTAACTTTTGCATCAGCAGTAATTCCAACTGTACCAGTTCTTGCAACATTAAATTTAGTTGATAGTGAATCAGTATCCCATAGGTTTGTAAAATTACCATCAGTATAGAAATTTAATTCAAAAGCAGAATATTGAGTTCCTTGAACTGTATAAGATAAAGAAGAATCTGAAAGATCAAAAGAAACAGTAGAATCTTTATAAGCAGTAAAAGGTGGATTAATTGGATTAATAACCCCATCAGAGGAACTACTAATACCAACAACAATAGGTTTAGATAATGTAGAATTATATTGAGTATTAGATAATCTAAATTTATTTTTATCAATTCTTACAATGTAATAAAGTCCGTCATCTACAAGACCTTCTATTGGACTATCGGATGTATAAATTATCTTTTGACCAGTAACAAATCCATGATCATTTAAGGTGAAAGTATTTGTAGTTGTATTAACTCCAGAAGAAATAAATGACTTAGGAGTTACTACAGTTCTTCTATTATAATCATTATATTTTACTACAAAGGTAGTAGAAATGCCAGGATTTACATTAACAGTTACTTCATCATTATTAATTAATCCATGAGAACTTGCTGCAGATACTGTTACTAAATTACGAGTAATTTCAGAAGTAAGAGGTTCATAATTTGTAGTAAAACTATGGTAAACTCCTGTACCAATTCCAGATCCAACAGGATTTCCTGCAAAGAATAAGGTAGTAGAACTTTGATGAGTACTTGCTATCCCTACAAAATTTCCTGTTGTTCCTAACCCAACTCTAACTGTTGATAAACCAATTAAATTACCATCTATTCTACCAACATATAATTCTTGCCCATCAGTTAAAGTAGATATTCCAGAAGGATAAAGAGCACCTTCTTCTAAAACTACAATACCATCTCCATTATTAGGAGAATATGTTAATTTATCACCAGTATTTAAATCGTGACCTGGAATATAGAGTGCTTTTGTTTGTATAAAGATTTCACTAATACCAGCACCTGGATTTGAGAAAGATAAAGTAGTACCAATACCAACACCAGCAGTTGTTCCTAATCCAACTGTTTCTGTAGGATTAAAATAAATTTGCCTATTTCTATTAGAAGAATAAGTTGTTTTAAATCCTGCATCTATGGTTAATCTACGTTGATCTTGGAAGAAGAAAGAAGTAACTGTATGAGCAGATGCCACTGTACCATCAACTTCTCTTAATATTCTAATTCTAGAACGGTTTCTATCTACATTTAAAACTTTTACTCTTTCTGTACCAATTCCTAAAATATCATTAGCAGCAATACTAGGATAACTTAAATCCCCAGTAACACTAACATAAGTAACTATACCAGTAACCCCGATATTTCCTATTCCTGAAGATGTGGTTCCAATACCAGTAACTACAAAACGACTAGTGGTTACTCCAGCATTATAAACTCCTTCAATATTAGATGATGTAGTCGATAATCCACTTACTACAATTTTATCTAAATTTTTGAAATTATGAGGGTGGTCTGAAACAAAGAGATAAGTTCCATTCTTCTCACCAGGATAAATCTCAACATCACTAATAGTACTTGTTGCAACACTTACAGTATTAACTGATTTTCCTTCAATAAGAGAAACTTGAGCAACAGCACCTCTTCCAGAAGTATCTGTATTATCAAAAGTTGGTTTATCTCCAACTTGATATAATATTCCACCAGTCTCAATACCAATTTTCTCAATAACTCCAGGTGTTACTGATTTAATATCAATAGTTTGTGAAAGTTTATTTGGAATATAAACATACTCATATTCAGTATCATCTTCAATCAAATTATAAGCTTCAGTATTTCTACTCCAACTAGAATTTTGTAAGTTTACACTACTTTGATTGGAATCATTCTCAAAGTTAAAATCATTAGGTATTGATTTATAATTATCACCAATCAAATAAGGAAATTCTGGTCTCTTAAATCCAACAAAAGGACCAGAACTATCTGTAGCACCAGAGTTTATTGTAGCAAAATACGCATATGTTCCAAATGGATATTCTGGAGTTACACAAAATCTTCCATTATTTTCGTCAAGAATAGTTTCATCTTTTACTTTCTTATGAGTATAATCTTCAATAAAAAATCCTTCTGGGAAAAATGAAGTAGGAGGTCTTTGAGATTGTAATTCTATAGAATATCCAGTTTTCATCTGAGATATTATCCCACCAGATTTCTGTACATATCCATAAGGTCCATAAATTGGATTACCATCATATGCCCATCCAATAATAGGAGAATGCTGATCAGAGGGTATTTCTAGTCCATTAAGTCTCTTTAAATCTTTATCCCCATATAAAGTTGATCCTTCTTGACTATTGGCAAATACAGATTCCCTAAGGACTCTAGGTGCGTATAAATGGGAATATTGAAGACCATAACCAGGAGTAAATTCATGTGCAATATATCCATCATCCCCAGTAAAATTATCAAAATTTCTCTCTACTAAATTAACTCTCCATGTTTGAATATAAGGCTTTATTTCAATTCCAGATCCAGGAAAATCTATAGAAATAGAAGTGGTTGCTTGACTATAACCATTTCCTCCATGAATAACCTTTACATCAGTAATTTCACCATTTTCAAATACAGGTGTAATTACAGCTCCAATACCATCACCTAATATTGTTAAAGTTGGAGCAGCGTTATATTTCTTCCCTTTACTCATTATTACTACTTCAGTAATAATTCCATCAACTACAACTGGTTGTAATTGAGCTTCTTGTCCTGATACTAAAAGAACTTGAGGTTCTCTAAGGAAATTAATAATCTCTGAAGATCCATATCCAACCCCTTGATTAGAAAGATGAATTGAAGTTATTTCACCTCTAAAGATGGGTTGTACTTGACATCCAAATGTTTCAGTCCCTGTAGATGCTATTCCAACTTCTCCAACTACTTTTACTGAAATGGAAGGATAATTAAACGTATGAGTTCCTACTCCTACTGAAGTAAAATCAATATACTGCTTAGTATCATAATAGAAAGACTTGGTAGTTGTTCCAACTCCAACTTGCGATAATTTAAAATTATTTGCATCTACAGAGGTAACATAATATTCAGTATCAGTAGAAAGTCCACCAATAACAGTATTTGAAGTTTCTATGTAATTAATTACTTCTCCAGACTTATAATCATGTTCTGCTATAGTAATTTGATTAGAAGCACTGTTTATTCCTGAACTTACCGCAGTTCTTTTCTTATTTTCATATCCAGATCCAGAAGAAGTAACTGTAATACTATCTACAATGTTTTTTCTATTAAATGCATTTATAAACTGCTTTCCTAAACCAAATGAAGTCAGTTCAATAGTATTAATACCAGAAAGGGCATCTGTTTGAGTTGGGAAAAGTTTAACAGTGGTTAATCCAACTAAAGAGACAAAATAAGAAGAATCTGTAGTCAATCCACCAACATTTTGTTGACCAACTGTATTATAAACAACTTGTTCAAAATCATGGAATTTGTGATAAGTTCCAAATCCAATTTCATAAGAATTATAAGAATCAGTGCCTAAACCTATATCAGATTGTGAATTAAAGGAAGCTGAATGAACAACTTTCTTCATATTCGCAGAAGCAACAGCTCCTGTTCCATTTCCACCTTCAATTGTTATAACTGGAGTATTTTGATAGTCAAATCCACTATCCAATAATCTAATTTCTTTAAGAGATCCAGAAACTGCAACACATCCAGTCGCCCCTACTCCAATTTGATCACTAATCTGTAAAAGAGGTGGATTAAGTATATCATAATCAGATCCTGGCGAAGTTACAGCAATCTTATCTAATTTACCATAATGAACGACATCGTTTGATTTGTAATTACAAATTTCAACACCATTTATCAAAATACCAGTAAATCCTGGTTCAGTTGAAGTTACATTTCCATCATTATCAGGATCTTCCACTTTTCTCAATATTTGCTGAGATTCAAGTGTTTTAAATCTAAAATCATAAGGTTTTAATATACAATTAGTCAAATCAACTAAATTATCTAATGAAATAAATTCTTGATTATAAAGATCAGTTCTACTCTTCGCTAATTTTACTTTACTTTCATTAATTCTATGGATAAAGTATAATCCTTCATTTGGAGGGATTCTATTCTCAACATCATCCCCATTATTATCACCAGTAACAATAAAACCCACATCTCCTACAAATAAAGATGAATTAACCTTCACCCCAATCTTTTTTGTACCTATAGAATTAAAATATTCATATTTGACCTTTTCTGGAATATAATAAACTGCATCACCAGTATAAAATCCATGATCACCAATAGGTTTTATATTAAAATCCGATCCTACATAGCTTCCTGTAAATTTAACAGTTTGGCCAAAAACATTAAGAGGTTGACCATTATATGTCGGTAGTGAAGGAGAAGCAACTAGAAGAGCATCTTCTTTCTTATAAACATTCTGAACATTAGTGCTATAAATGGCACTTTGGGGAAAACTATTAGAATCTGTAATTAAAACATTGCGTTTAAATGTATAAGTATCATTAGTATCTAAAATTCCTTGTCCGTTAATAACTACAGATTGAGCACTAAGAATATTAATAATACTTGCTATCTTTTCAGAACCATTAGAACTGATTATTGTAGCATTGTCTCCAAATCTAAAACAATGGTCTACATTTAAATTAACTTTAAAAGTATTATCCGAAGAATCTATCAATTCAAGACTTTTTACTTTATAAGTAGGAGAAATATTATAAAACCAATTTTTTGCTTTAAATCCAGTATCAGATACACCTAAAGTTTTTAATTTTATAGAATCTCCTGCTGAATAATAATAAGTATTATCAGAAACACTAAATTTGTCTAAAACAGAATTAATTCTAACCGTTACAGTTTCATTTTCATTTGAAGCTGATTGGCCATAAGCAAAAGTATTAATTCCAATAGTTGTTCCATCATTAATGTCTAATTCTACTCCAGTTACTCCCAATCCCACTCCAAAAAACTGTGTTAATGATTTTGAAGTATAAGAGACAACCCCAGTAGTTCCATCAGAATATGGAATATACAAATCACCACCAGTAGCAGCAAATCCTACCGTAGAGTCCACTGTAAGGACGCTAGAACCTGCTGAGACAGCTCCAATTACTCTAGTGGTTGGTTCTACAACAAATTTACCATAAATCGCACCATCAACTCTAATATCTCTATTATAACCTGCGTCTATACTGAGTTTATAAAATGTTTTTGCATACCCAACATCAATAGGTTCTACTGAAGTAATAGGTGCATATGATCTTTCAATATCATCACCATATTTTTCTTGAAATAGAGTAGAAAGTTCAAGATCATTAGGATTACCAGAAATTGCTTCAACTACCAGATCATTAGTAATTCTATAATTGGCGTTAGAAGGAGTAAATAAAAAATCTTTTGGTCTAACTATCTTTACTTCTTCATTATACAAAGCTTTGAATAATATCTCAAAGGATTTGTCACTACCTTTACTTAAATAAAAATCTTTCGATTGTTTTAGGAAAATATTTTGATCTAGATCAGAATGAAAAGTTCTCTCGTCTAATCCAGGACTAAATTGTCTTTTTATTTTTAATAAAAACTGTTTAAGAAATAAATTGCTTAAATTATGAATCGTTGATTCAGATTCATGTATTTTACTATCTGTAGTTTCAAATACTAAAGTATCACTTTTAGCTTTAGACTCATATGAGGTAACTCCACTAAATCCTCTTACACATCCAGTAAATGTTGAATCTGTTTTTCCAGTATATGTAATAATTTCATCATCAATTTTTAATAACCCATAAGTTTCAGGAAAACCCTTAGTTCCAGTAGGAGATTGAACAAGATCAACCTTAATTGTATCGGAACTTGCAGTTAATGCTTCATCAAGTACAACAGAACTTGTGAGATTAGTTAACTCACTAATTTTAATATACTTATCAATATTCTCAATTAAATCAATAGGACCACTTTGATATTCCTGTCCTTGATAATACGCCTTTAGAAAATCCGCAACTAAAGGGAACTCATCTTGCACATAGGCAGGGAGTTGATTCTGAACTATGTTACTAAACTTGACTCTATTCTGTGGCATTTTATGGTCTTACTAAGTTCCCGTTGTGATAACTAGAAGTTACTGTATAATTTGATGCAGCTGGATCTAAACCTGAAGCAATATCATCCACCACCATTTCAAAATTACTATTACTAATATCTAGTTGCAAATAAAGATCCTGTAATCCAATCACATCATTAGATTTAGGACATGCTGATAACTCAATGATAGTTTGACCATCCTTTAACTTACCAGATATAATATTGACAGGATTTAAAGTAATAATTCCACTCTTATAATTAATAGTTCCAACATTCCTTCTAATAATAGTCGGAGAAGTGGAATTAACTGTAGGAAGAGTGAAAAAGAAAATAGATCCTGTTTCTTGATTTGAATTTGGGATATCAGATAAGTAAATATTTTGTGGTATTCCACTTATTCTAAAAGCAGTGGATTTTATATTATATCCACTCATACTCTTAATATAAAATTCATTTCCAAACCCAATTTGGTACTCTGCAAAAGTATTAAGTACTGCTCTCATATCACGTCTCATTTGCAAAGTAGTAATATTAGAGGTAACTGCAGCATCACTCTCATCAATTACTTTTAAGAACTTACTATACTTAAATCTAGCACCATATCTATTTAATTCCGTTGAATCTGCGTATGTTTCGGCATTTTGTTGAACTAAAGTAGAAACATATTCACCAGAAGGAGCCAAATTAGTGTTATAATAGATTTTAGAGTCAACTTCTATATAAAGATACTTCAAATCAAGAATTTCTGGGACAATTCCAGCAACTGCGTACTTTTTAAGTTTATTTTTGATCTGTTCTTTAAGTAAATTGGGAAGAAAATCACCAGTTCGTGGTTTTATGCTTATAAAAACCTTTCCATACTGCGGAGGAACCAATTCTTCACCTCCAAAAACAGAAATTGACTCTGTTTCGGGATAAATTTTAGCAGGAATGAGAGTTTCATAGTCAAATGCACTAACTGCTCTATTTTGAGACGCATAAATGCGTGGAGCAAACCTTTTAATGGACTCTACAGTCTCAATAATCTCACCACCAGAAGACTTAAAGTCTGTGCTCATTAAAGAAATCCCACTAGTCACTGAATATGCTTGAGAATTTCTAATATATGATAATCTACCACCAAAAGTGAACTGATTAATCCCGTTTGCATCACCGCCATTGCAAACTATGTAATCAACTGAGATAAAATTGCCTTCTTCTAACTTTTTACCAAAAATATTGTCACCAAAAAAGAGTTGATAACGTTCATCTTCAACTTCTTGTAAGAAATATACCTTAGAATTAGAATCAATGTCAAAAAGACTGTCTTGAGAACTATATTTTACACCTGTAGTGGCAAATGAGTTATCTTTTACCGTTACATTTATCAAATCTGTGTCAATTCCTGTGTTAGGAAGGATAAATTCTTGATTTGGTTCAGTTGAAGTGAAGGTAAATGCTGTTGTTAGTAAAGTTCCTTCGTAAATTTTGATTTCATTAAAGAAAGCAGTAGCATTTCCTAATGAATCAGTAGAAACAGGTACTGTTATGTCCTCTAAAATAGAAAAAGTAAATGATTTATTACCTATTTGCCCTGCTGTTGTTGCCACAGGACCTTTACTTAGGGTTACAGTTGCAGGTGTAGGGGTAACTCCCGTTACAGTAACGAAAAAACTAACAGTTGCAACTGCTGCTTTTCTTGATCTTGGGTTATATCCTATATTTCTTGCTAGTGAAACTACATTTTCTCTTAAAGTAGCACTATCAATGAATACTTCATTGGCAACCATGTTGGCATTGTATGAAGTAATGTAAGTATTATACGCTAAAACATCTAAAATCGACGATAAATTAGATCCTTCAAAATCATAATCAGTAAAATTTGAATTTGATCTTAAATAATCTTTAAGCGAAATCTTAACCTCATCAAAATCGAGGTTGGAAAAATTAACTAACGGCATTTTATCGTGTTGATTGTAGTGCAAATTGTAGTTCTTGGGAAGGAACGTCAGCCCCTATGATCTCATAGTTGATAACAGCATCAAACGATCCTTCATCATTGTTTGCATTAATGGATACATTTAATAATTTTACTCTTGGTTCATAATTTGTAATTGAAAATTCAATTTCTTCTTGAATGGAAGAAGCAGTTAAATCATCTACGTTCTCAAAAAGCAATTGAGAGACTCTAGAACCAAAATTTTCATCAAAAAACTTTTCTCCACGAACAGTCATTATAATATTTCTGATTGAACGAGCAATTGCGTTCTCATTTTTAAGCCCAATGAGGTCATCATTAAGAGGATTGCTCTTAAATGTCATACTGAGGTCTTTAAAACCCCTACTAACCCTTTCTATAGGCATAAAATTTCTTAATATTTAGAATTATATTTTATTTATTAAGGATTTCTACGTAATTATTTGAGTTTGGTCGTCATAATCCAAACCTTCGTAGAAATCAGCGTCTTCTAGGTTCTCATAAAGGTCGTTTTGTACCTTAGAATCACGTTTTTTAGGTGTTTGAACGTCGTTTGCTATCTCTCGAAGCATTTTGTTTTCCATTTTTCCTCATTACATTAAAAAAGGGACTACAAGAGTCCCTTTTATTTATTTACCTTGACCGATAGGTCTTTTTTTTGCTTTATTACGAGAGGAAGCGGCATATTTAGTATGCTTTCCATTTCCTTGACGAGTTTTTTTCGGTCTTGCCTCTACGGTTACGTCTCCTGACGCACTATACATTCTTGGCATTTAACATCCCTCCGAATCGTGTGTAATTTCAACTTTATCTTCTGTAATCCTATACTTAATCGAGTCACGCCCCGATAGTTCCATTAGAATCTCTTCAGACAGATACCATAGATCTTCTGATGACTTCTCTCTCATATGGTGTTTTACCCATTCTTTGAGTGAATTCATAATCTCGACCTATATTACACGAGTTTTTTCGTGACCTACACGAATTCGTGGATCACACCAGATGTCCCAACCTTCGTCAATGGCATCTAAACAGAATGATACGTCTTCGCCGCACATGTCTTGAACTGCACCTGACTCAAACTGTTGCATCTTAGGAGCAAACCAAGGATACTCTAGTTTCTCAAATACACCGTGCTTAATCATAACCCAACCAAAACCAGTATAGTCTACTGTGAAAGGTCTCTTTCTTTTCGAGATACTTTCGACGGTTTCGTGATTCATCACTCCACCATTCTTGCGGAAGTCCTCTTCCTCTAACCAGTGAGCGACAGATGTAGTACTGCCATCCTCTGTGGCATACCAACCACCAGTAATAGAACGCTGATTAAGAAGTTCTTCATCTATACTTCCATCTTCTTTAACAGACTCAGCAGGAACTGCAAGATCACATAACTGCCAGAACTTGTTAGAATCAAAGACTATATCCGAGTCAATCCATAACTGATAGTCATACTTAAGTTTTCCATCCCAAGGAATTTGATCAGGACCTCTGAGTACGTTTGCTCCAAGACACTTACATCTTGCGAAGTTAACCATTGATGAATAGTCCTGTGAAATTTGGATAGACATTCCATTCTGAACCATATCAAAGCATAACTGCACAAAGTTCTTCAGAAATACGAAAGAACATCCACGTCCTGGAAGACAGAATACTATAGTCTTTCCTTTCATTCTTGCTTTAATTGCGTCAATATCCCAATCTTCTTTCTTCTTCGGTTTGGGAGCATTGGCTTTGACTGTAAATCCTTTTGCCATAGTGTTTTGTAATTACCCTTTAATTATAGAGTAATTATATGTATATGTCAATCATAAGAAAACCAACCTGTCATTATGTACTTATTGCCTTTATTTGGTGTAATACCCGAATGTGGATGAGTCCAGAAAGCAGGCCATATAACTACTCTTCCTCGTTTTGCTCTTACATCTCTTTTAGGATAATAGAATCTAGTACCACATTTTGCATTGTTTAAGTATATCATCCAAACTAACATTCTCTTAGACAACTGTGAAGTAATTTCACAATGCATCTTATGATATCCTCCACCATCACCAAATTTTTGAACATTATATAAATCATCTAAGTGCCAAGCATCTGTCTCAGTTAGAAATGGATATTTCTTTTTATACTTTTCTGTACAAACACTCATAAAATTCAAAACATATTGGTTCAGCTTACATTCTCCTTCATCCCTTGGATGTGCAATACTCATACTTAAATCAATACTATCTTTTCTCTTTTTATCTACTGTCATATCATCACCAACAGCACCTCTAACCTTATATGGTGACTGACTTTTCTCAAAGATTTCTATTACCTCTTCACAACTTTTCTGAGACAACATATTATCATATATCTGAATATGATTCATTAATAACTATCACTCCCCTCTGGTTCTTTCCACGTTATCTTACCGCCCCCTTGACCAATTCCTGCGGAGCATTTCTCATATGATAAATCTTCTTCCTTATATGAGGTGGTCAATAAACCAACCATTCCTTTTAATGATGTCCATGTCTGTTTAAACTGCGATTCATTCAAACTATGGTAGACGCACTCTCCTTTAATGTATATGTGATATATTTCCTGATCTCCTGTAATGTTTGCAGTATAACCTGACATATTTTCAATGGGGGATTTTTTTATATATGAAACCTAACAAAGGTCAAAAAAATTTTGGGCGATTTTTATATATACATCTCGTTTGGGAACCTTTGTAGGTTAGGGTAGTTTGCTTTTTTTAAAACGGGGCAACGCAAAACGCAACGATATAACATAAGGGCAGAAATAACTGTCCAAACACTGTATAATAACATCATAACATACACTGTCTTAAATGTAAAGAACTGTGTAACCACTATGTAATACTTAAGGACTGTAAGATTGGGTGAGAAACTAACAGTAACTCACCCTTACAGTTTGTGATACTTATAATGCTGTATCTGCACCCTCTGCGATATCATCTAACACCGCTAAGATTTCATTACCATTGTTTGCACTATCTAGCAGAAATTCCGCAAAGTTAGATGATACAAACTGTGTGTTACTGTTTGACATAATTAAGACCTAATTTAAATGAGGTTGTATACTGTAGGGACACTTTAATCAAGACCCCGTAGTATTACCAACTGACAGGATTACTCATGTCTTCGATATAACTTTCTACTGTCTCATTGTCCTCCAATTTTAATACTTTACCCCAGTCAATATGCTGTGGATTAAAATCATCTAATACGTCTAATTCCAGCGTTATTCTATACTTACTCTTCGCTCCGTAATAGTTAGAAACTGCCATGAGATTAGACCCCTTAGAGTGTTAATTAGTATTCTACATTATCTGAGAGTTGTTGTCAACTTATGTCAGATATTTATAACATTAAACTAATACAAACGAACTAAAACTATACGGTTTAAGTTTATACTGAACTGGTTTGGTATTAGGGTTACAAAATATTACCGAGGGTCTTGTAATATCGCTCGCTTCGTGTTATACTACGCTCGCTTAGATAACAACAAAAACTATCATTTATCTCAGCAATTATCAGACAATTAATATCACAATTTATCCACATATTATACAGTACTTATTAACACTTATTCCACCTTATTACATAGGGTTTTATACAACATTGTGGAAAACCTTTACAGAACACAGTTATATTTAATTTGCTATTTATTAGGGCAAAATAACATAAAATAAAGAGTTTTCCACAAGTAATGAATACTTTCTGTGGAAAACTCCCTGTTAGTTAGTGTTAATTAGTAAGGTATATTTGTCCTTAATTAGTCTGTATAATAGATACGATTTACCTCTCTAATTGATAAGTATTCTGGGTCATGTACAGGATCATCATTACTATCAGTACATACAAATTCGTTCATAAAGTATTCACAACTAACACCAACATCTTCGCAGATTCTTAACAACTCACCAATCATTTCATTGTCTAAGTTTAATTCATCAATACAAAATGCGATGTCATTCTTAATACTTTCGAGATGTGAATTAGATTGTTTCATGATATC